CGTCACGTTCTTGCTTTTGGCTCTGACGGTCTTGGTGGTGCGTCCGACGCACAAGGGGACGGGGTTCAAGATCCATTGTTGATACGTTTCTCCAGTCAGGAAAACCCAATCGACTGGTATCCTGTAACGACCAACACAGCGGGAGACTTGCGCCTTGGTTCGGGTTCCACCTTTGTAAAAGCCATTGAGACCAAACGTGAGATCCTAATATGGACTGACACTGCACTAACATCCATGCGGTTTATCGGGCCTCCCTTTACCTTTGGTTTACAGCAGCTTGCCTCTAACATAACTATCGCCGGACCAAACGCCGCTGTTGCTACAGAGGACTTTGTGTTCTGGATGGGCGCAGATAACTTCTATGTCTACGCTGGTCAGACAGCGCAGTTACCTTGCACTGTCAAGGACAAGGTGTTTAACGACATTAATCTGGACCAGAACGATAAGATTTTTGGTGGTGTTAACTCTGAGTTTAGTGAGGTGTTTTGGTTTTACGCATCAGCCGCGTCGCAAGTCAACGACAGATATGTAGTGTATAACTATCTGGATAAAATATGGTACTATGGCACACTTAGTAGAACAGCATGGTTGGACCGTGGAACTAGGCCGTTTCCTTTAGCCACAGAGGGCGGGTATGTCTACAACCAAGAGTTTGGACATGATGACGACGGCAGCGCAATGACATCGTACATAGAGTCAGCGGTGATGGACATAGGTGATGGAGATCACTTCACTTGTGTTAGAAGGGTTATACCGGATCTAAGCTTCTCTGGGTCCACTGCGATATCTACCCCTCAAGCTACCTTTACTATAAAGGCTAGGGACTTTCCGGGCGAGGATTTTGCCAACACTGGTGCAGGCACAACAACAAGGACACAGGTTAGCCCGGTGGAAGAGTATACGAAACAATTATATGTCCGCGCCCGGGGACGGTCTTTCGCGTTGAGAGTTGAGTCAACTGCACTTGGTGCTAAGTGGAGACTTGGTAGCCCGAGGGTTGATATTCGACAGGATGGGAGGCGCTAGTGTCTAGTAATCAAGTCCCACCACCAAGACTGCCGGAAGCCCCGCCCGAGTATAGCGTTGGCTACATGTCTGACCTTATTAGGGCATTGGAAATATTTATTGAGCAAGAGCGTAACCCCGGAGGTATCCGTGCCTCCACTGCAACATTAACAGGTTTACCGACAAGCGCCACTGGACTTGAGGTGGGCGCACTGTATAATGATTCAGGCACTGTAAAGATTGTGACATAGTATGGCGTTATTTGGTGATCTTGGAAAAGCATTAGGTTTAGGTAGCGGTGAAGATCTTCTGCCGATTATTGGTACGGCTGCTGGGTTTTACTTTGGCGGTCCTATGGGTGCGTCCATTGGTTCTGGGATTGGTAGCCTAGCTGGCGGCAAGTCAGTTAACGACGCACTTACTAATGCTGCACTGGCTTACGGTGTAACCTCTTTTGTTCCATCAAGTATGATGAGCTCTAGCGCACAGGCCAGCACAGGTATGTTTGGTCCTAATGCTTTGCAGAATAGCTTGTATTCTGGTGGTGCCGGAGTTCCTAGTGTTTCAGTACCAGAATCTAGCACCTTTGGAGATAGTTTAACGCAAGCACAAGTTCAATCTGCTGGTGAAGCAGGTAAAGCTGCATCGGGGTCCAGTGGAATGTTCGGTGGAGTAATGGACTTTGTTAAAGAAAACCCGATGACCTCTCTCGGTCTTGGGTCCTTGGCCCTCGGAGCTTTGTCAAGTCCAGAAGAAGAAGAGACATCAAACCCTGACTATGGTAGACCCGGTGAGGCTTGGGACGTAGAGTATCGCGGCACTAGATATGATCTTGACGATCCAGAAGAGCGTGATGCGTATAATACCAGAAAGGCCGCAGATCGAAGAGAGTACAGCGAAAGAGAGCCTGTTCGAGCAGCGCATGGCGGGGCTATGTACGGACACGACAAAATGAGTTATGATACTCCAATAACGGGTGAGGTCAGCGGACCGGGTACAGGAACATCTGATTCCGTACCGGCTAGGTTGTCTGATGGGGAGTTTGTCTTAACAGCAAAGTCTGTTCGTGGTGCAGGGGCTGGAGATAGAGATGTCGGTGCCGCACGGTTATATGATATGATGGCGGAATTGGAGGCCACAGCGTAATGGCAACACAAGAACAAACGGTTACCCAACGGTTAGCTCCTTTTCAGGAAGACTTTCTAAAAGATATCTTTGCTCAAGCCACTGCCCTAAAAGGTGGCATGGGGTACACAGATCAGCAGATGGCTGGTCTATCCCCGCAGCAGCAGCAAGCTATCAGACTGGCACAGCAGGGTGTAGGTGCCTATAAGCCGTTTATGCAGGGTGCACAGAATGCGATGACGCAAGCTGGAGCCTTTGCACAACCCGGTGCAGCCCAACAGTTTATGAATCCTTATGAAGATCAGGTTGTTCAACAGACAATGTCTGACATTCAAAAGGCTGGGCAGCAGCAACAGAACCAGCTTAGTGCCCAAGCAGCAAATGCAGGAGCTTTTGGTGGCTCACGTTTTGCGGTTGGTCAAGCGGCGCTCGGCGAAGCTAATATACAAGAGCAGTCTCGAGCAGCAGGCAATCTCAGACAGCAGGGTTATGCACAAGCGCAGCAGGCAGCACAAAATGCAGCACAATTACAGGCACAACAAGCCGGGATGTACGGAACTCTTGGTGGTCAATCTCAGGCAATGGGTGTGCAGGATGTGAACAGCTTGCTTGGTATTGGTGGACTTACACAGCAGTTCGGAGATGGTGCTGGTTTCCAAGGTCAGGCGGCGTTGGACCTAGAACGTGCTAACATAATGGGTCAACAGAATGCTCCTTATCAGGAGATAGGTTTCCTATCTGACCTGTTCCGTGGTGTTCCTTCGTTACAACAGACAACAAGTCAGACAAGCACTCCTAATCCTAGCCTATTCTCACAGGTTGCGGGTCTCGGAATTGCGGGTCTCGGTGCAGCAGGGGCAGCAGGCGGCTTTGGTAACTTGTTTAATACGGGGGTAAGGGCAACAGGATGAACCCATTAAATCGTAGAATGTTTCGTCAGCCCGGTATGTCACGACAGCCTGCCGGGATCCTCGCATCTTCGCCGCAGCTTGCTAACACCGTAGCCAACCGTCAGCCTGTGCGTATGGCTAATGGTGGCACTAATACTTACACCGCCGCAGTGCAAAGAGCAGTGCAAGCTGGAGACAAAAGAGCACTTCAGGAACTTGCTAAACCTATTAACTATGGTGCCGCAGCTAGGACCCCGGATGGTCAGAACGCTCTTCGTTTGGCGAGGCAAGCTATTACACAATCAACACAGATATCTACAGATGCTGCTGTTGACGCTCCTGTTTCTGACGCAGAAAGAATGGCGGCTAATAGAAGTAATTTAGGTGCGCTTCGGGGGGCACAAGGTTTAGATCAAGGGGCTGACCTTTCTATGTCTGGAGGTATTACCAACACTGCCCCTGCGATTGATGCGCGGAGTAACTTAGCTGCGTTTCGTGCGTCACAAGGCTTAGACCAAGGCGCTAGCACGGACTTTCAAGGTTCAGGTTCTTCCTCGAGTTCTACAATTGAGGCACCTCTTTCTGACGCAGAAAGAATGGCAGGGAATAGAAGCAATTTAGCTGCGCTTCGTGCAAGCACTCCTGCGGGTCTAAAAAGGCGTAGTGATGTAGCTATGGGTCTGAACGATGATCCTTATTTAAACGAGGACGGGTCAGAGAGATTAGTTCGTGACCCAAGTACTGGAAACCTTACATCGGCGACTGCTAGAAACATAGACGCTAGTTTAAACGCCAGACTTTCTGATGAAGTGGTCCCACAAACAGAAGCAGAAATACTTGCTCAAGGATCTAGCACTTTCGGCACAGCAAGACCAGTATCTACACAAGATCCGGGGCTAGCAGCAGAGGCTGCTGCTGCTCTTCCAACAACAACCATTGATCCAGCTACACAGGATCCCGGAGTAAGGGCTGGTGTTATAGGCACTGAGCCTCCTAAAAAAGTTAAAAAGAAAAAGACTGCTGTTGAGATAGCAATTGATCTAGCAGACGAAAATGAAAGCACTGTCGATTCAGCAGAGAAGACAGTTATTGGGGCGACAAGTAATGAAAATATTAATGCTGCTATAGCTTCCGCTTTAGAGACCCAACAATCTAATGCCAGTGATAAAGAAAAAGCAGATGCAACTGACTCAATTCTGGGTATTACAGCCAAGGCTAGGAAAGAAAGAGTTAAGGCTCGTCAGGCTTTGATAAAAGAACTGGTTGGTGAAGATGAAGCAAAAGACATGCGTACTGATGCTAACTATAACTTAATTATGCTTGGATTATTGATGGCTAGTGGGCAAAGTGAAAATGCTATTACTAATTTTGCTGAAGCTGCAAAAACAACTCTTGGTAGTTTTGCAAAAGTTAAAGGCGAAAGAAGTCAGGCCAAGCGCAAAGAAGATAGAGCCATAGCATTGAAAGCACTCGACGAGGTCGGAGTAGAAATTTCTCAAGAAGAAAAACGTATGTATGACAATCAGGTCAGGGCTGATTCAAGACGACACGATCTTAATTTACAAGATCGAAAAGATGTTGCGGCGTTAAAGCGGTTGGACAGGCAGTTAACTTCTCAAGAAGTGTTGCAGATTCAGAAATTTGAATTTAAAGAGTTAATGAACAACAGAGACTTTAGACAAAATATAGCGTTGCTCGGCATTAAAGCAGAGAATGCAGAAGGTCTGCAACAACTACAAAACGAGTTTAATCTTGAGCTTCAGGATCTAAAAAATCAAGGAGATAGCGCAGCCATAAAAACTGCAAAAGCAATAATGGCAGCTAACCCTGAACTGTACCCAACCCTTGCTGATGCATACGCTGCAACAAAAGCTACCTCCACTTCTAGACCTACGGATGAACAGCAGCGTTACAGCAGGCTAGTGGCTAGTGGTATGCCCCCATCTCAAGCTATAATATTTGCACAGACTGGTGTTACAACCGAAATGTTTAAGCAGCTAGGTGTAGAAGACGCCCAAGGTACTATAGGTGGTCTGATGAATAGCGAAGGACAGTCACCAGCACCTGCTTCTATTAAAATATCAGACCTGCCAGCCGACAAACAAAAAGCAATAACTGATAAATACAAAGTTGGGGAAAAGGTCACAACAAAACAAGGTATCTTTATATTATCTTCAGATGGCACTTTAGTACCTGTGAGGTAGAGCAATGGCTGAAGAATTATTAGACCTTGGTACTTTTGCAGCACCTACACAAGAACCTGAAAATACAGACGATGATCTGTTAGATCTTGGTTTTTCTGTGGAGCCTGAAACCACACCTGAGACTGATGAAGGCGTAGCTCAAGAGTTCTTTGAGGGCGTAGCTTCTGGACTCATCGCCATACCACAGGGGATCTTGGAACTGGGTGCTTCTGGTGTGGATTTAGTGGCAGACACAGATTACGCCTCCACTGTGACAGATGCTGCTACTAAACTTCGTGAAGCTGCCGGGATTGATCCAGAAGGATTAATAGGCAAAGGCGCTGAAGTTATTACTCAATTCGTAATACCCGGCCTTGGCGCTGCTAGCGCAGCCAGCAAACTTTCAAAAGTTGGCAGGTTAAGTAATGCGTTAAAATCGGGGAAAGCTTCAGCCATCCCGGGAAAAGCAATAACAAAAGGTGAAAGACTATCTTTAGGCGCACAACAGGTAGCTGCTGCGGGGGCAGCGGATGCTGTTGTAGCTACAGACGGTGTTACAACAATAGCTGATTTTTTCGAGGGGGGACCAACTCAGACAGATCAAGAAATAGGTTTGAGTGGAAGAGAAGAGGCTCTTCGTAGGTTAACAAATAAATTAAAAGTAGGTGTAGAAACAGGAACACTTACCGCCGTTGTGCCTGCTGCTCTCATGGGCACAGGAGCAGTGGCAGGAAAAGTTCTAACCGAGACACCCATCCTCTCTGATGCTGTTTCTGGTGCAGCCCGTGGGGTACAAGCAGGAGCAAGAAAGCTAACCAGTGGCCTTGAAACTGCTGAAGCAAGAAGAGCGCTTGGGCAGGAGCAAGGCGTTATAGCAAACACACTTGCGGACATTTCTTCTGTTCTTCGTTATCGAGGGTACTTACCAGAGGAAGTGGCTGAAGCTCGTTTGTTAGTTACAGGAAAAACAGATTCAGCCATCAAAGAAGCAAAAGGAATTCTTAAAGGTCTTGATAATGAAATAGACAAAGTTCTTAAAGAAGCCAATAAAGTTTCTGATGGAGCTAGCCCTTTAAGTAAGCAAAGCATGTTTACTAACATAGAAGAGTTTATGACAGCGCCTACAGAAGCTGCAAGGAATCGTGCCCTTGCAGAACTTCCTGAAACTGTAGCGCAAAAAGCAGGACAGATGCGCTCTCTTGTAAAGCGGCTTAACAATGATGTGTTGAATAGTGACTACATGCAGACTCTAGATAATATGACCACAAAAGGTGGAAAGAGTGTGGGGGCTAAAGTTCGCAACGACATAGAAAAAAATATAAACACATACCTTCGTAGACGATATCAATCTTTTGAGGTTAAGAACTACACGCCAACCGCAGAAGTTATGGCAAAATCAATAAAAGGTTTTCAGGAAAATCCCAAAGCAGTGCAGCAGGAGTTAGGCAGAATTGTTCGACACGCTCCTAAAGAAGACAAGGTTGACTTAATGAAAGAGTTTGGTCTTCGTAGGGTTGATGACATAGAAAAAGAAAAGTACGAACTTCTTGATGAGGCAGTGTCAGAGTTTCAAGCTAAAACTGCCGCCGATCATTTCTTAAAAACTCATTCCTTACGGGCGGGTAAAAGCAATAAAGGTGTTAGCCGAGTGGCAGAGTACAAGGTTAACCCTAAACTTTTCACAGCTAGGATTAACTTACCTCAATATAAAAGAGAACTTTTGGGGGAGATCACCGACTCCAAAGAAAGTTTTTTAGGTACAGTGGCGGATCTAGCTGAGTTTAACGCAGTTGATGATTACTTTGGACGAGTAAGAAAACTTGCCACAGAAACTGTCACTGACGCGGAAGGAAACAAAATTTTAGTTAACCCGGGGATTGCTAAACTTTTTAGAGATACCTCCGACATGACAAAATCTCAAAAGACAGCTTTAAAGGATGAGGGGTTTCAAATCTTAGATGATGGGGCAAAGCTTACTGAAGGATCATTTGGATCTCTTCGTGACTTTGCCGTGTCTCCTGCCGTGTACAAGGATATGACTCGTTTTGTTTTGGGTGACCAAGGTGTTTTGGGCAACGCCATTACTAACACTTATTCAGCATTTCTTAGAACCAAAGGTGTCACTCAGTTTGGTAAAACTGTTTTGTCCCCGATTACTCAGCTTCGTAACGTAACTACTGCTTCTTTGTTTGCATTGGCTCAAGGAAATGTAGGACGAGGAGCTAATCTCGGAGAGTCGGTTCGTCTGGTTTACAATAATTTATTCACGGACGTTGGGTCAGAGCAAGCTTTAAAAAACTTTCAGGAGATGCAAGAACTAGGAGTTGTTGGCACTCAAGCGCAGCTTCGTGAATTACAGGACCTTATTCAAAAAGGATTGGGGTACGGGGCGGATGAAATTAACGGTATCCCTGTAGGCAGGAAATTTGGAAGTGCATTTACAGACAACAAATTAGGTGCATTTGTTGGCAACGTAGGTAAACAAGCGGAAAACATGTATCAGGCGGGAGATGATATATGGAAAATTTACAACTTTAATTTTGAGTTTAACAAGTTAAAGAACGCTTATAGAGGTGCGGCTGACGCCCCTTCTGATACCATACTGAAACAGCAAGCTGCTCGTATTGTTCGCAATACTGTTCCCAACTACAATATGGCTCCTCAACTTATTAAGACATTAAGACGAGCGCCTGTCGGAAACTTTATTGCATTCCCATATGAAATTCTTAGAACAGGTGCAAATACAATAGCTATTGGTATAGATGAGCTAGCCAGCACTAACGCAGCAATTAGACAAATAGGACTAAGAAGATTGACAGGGGCTGCTACAACATTTGGGGTATTGCCTGCCGCAATGTCCGCCGCAGCCTATGAAATATCAGGGGTTACAGAAGAGCAGATGAAAGCTTATCAAAGATCTGTAGCGCCATCTTGGGAGAAAAATGCTAGACTTTTACCTACTGGGATAGATAAAGAAACAGGTCTACCCACTTATGTAAATTATAGCTATTCCAACCCCTATGACATGCTAGAAAAAATAGCTACCGCTGCCATTAACAAAGCAGAGCAAGGAAAAATAGAGGGCAAGAACGGAGCACAAATTACTCTTGAAGCAGCGAACGAATCTCTTTCAGAATTATTTGCGCCTTTCACAGAGGAAGCCATAATCACTTCTAAAATTCGCGATGTTTTGGATCCAGAAGCCACACTGTTGGGCGCTCGGCAGGCGGGACAGTTACTGGGTGGTCGTGCTGGTAGAACGGTAACTGGTGCTAAAGTTTATAATCAAGAGGATTCAGTGGGGGACAAGCTAGGGAAAAGTTTTGCCCATATAGTGGATGGAATTTTGCCTTCGATCATCCCCATTGATACTCGTTCAGGAGAATTTGAAGCCAGTAGATTTGCAAGAGGTTTTGTAAACGGTTTTGGATTGGAAGAATTAGGCGTATCTAGCAAAGACAGAATGGGTAGAGAGCGTGAGCTTTCAAAAGAGTTAGCTAGAGCTTTTTCAGGTATTACAGAAAATCCTATCGAATCTACGGCGCTGAAGTTCAAGGGTTATGAGTACGCTGAAAGTAGAAAAAATGCTTCAAACATTTTTACCACAGTATCTAATCGATCTAACACCACGCCTCAAGATTTTATTAGTGCGTACACTTCAGCCACTGAAGCACAATTTCGTGCTCAAAGTAGAATGTTTAATATTGTGGAAGATATGAAAGTGTTGGGTATGACCAAGCCGCAAATTAGACGAGTGTTTAAAAAAGCAGGTATTGGAGGTATTGATGCAATACTAAGAGGTAAGTTTGACCCCATTGATATTAGCCCCACTGTTCGTAAAAATGCTCGGGATAACAAACTTGACATACCTAGAAAAGAAATTAATAAACTGAGAAATGAGTACAGGAACCTTCCGCTTGGGTCTATGGATCCTCCAGCAGAACCACAGGTTGAAGAAACTCCCACCTTGGACCTCGGACCTTTGTCACAAGCACAACCAGTACAGCAACCACAACAAATTGCCGCAGCCTCGGCTCCTCCCGTGGCAGCGCAAGCGGAGGTTGGTAGCCCCTTGTCAACCTCCGCACCAGTTTCTATCGCCAGCAACCAGCAGCTACAACAGCAGCTTGTTGGTGGTGGTAACCCGATCAATGCTGCTAAAAATGCACAGATTTCAAGGACGGTATAATGAATAAAGATCAGCTAAGAATGGAGCTTGCAGACGACGAGGGCTGTAAGTATTCGATTTATTTAGATCATTTAAATTTACCCACGCTGGGAATTGGTCACCTCATCACCGAGGCGGACCCAGAGTTCGGTGAACCCATTGGTACGGAGGTGTCTGAAGAGCGAGTGCGTAGAGCATTTCTCCTAGACGTAGCCGTGACCATAGACGAATGCAAAGTATTGTACGATGACTTCGATGATCTGCCCGAAGAGTGCCAGCACGTTATAGCTAATATGATGTTTAACATGGGTCGGCCTCGCCTATCCAAGTTCAAAGGTATGAAAGCTGGATGCGATGCCCGGGACTGGAACAAAATGGCGGACGAAATGGTCGATTCGCGGTGGCATGATCAGGTTCCGAACCGGGCCAAGCGTTTGGTCAAGCGTATCCGTGATCTAGCAAAAGACTGAAATCATTAAATAAAAACATCGATTCTCGTGGAGCTCGTGATCAATGAACGTACCAGTATACCCTCAAGGCCCTGAGAATCGCTGTCCGAGGTGCCAAGCACCACTAAAAGTGATTCAAGTGCATGGTCATGGGCAGTGCAGCTACTGTAAGGCGGTGATCGATGACTGTTGTCAGGGCGAAACCTGTTCGGTTACGTCTTCAGACCAGAAATCTTATCGCACCTAGCTCCGCTAACCACAAACTTAGACAACTCTGGGTTGTTCATCACTTCGATGGTCATCTCTGCTGCCCGATCGTTGCACTGACCGATGGTCTCATACGGTCCACGCATGTCCTCGAACACTTTGCAGCTTGATGTGTCAACAATCAGACACACTAATATCATTGCTTCAAACATTACGCTTCTCCGTTTCTTGAGATATAACCAAGTAACTTTTCCCCGGCTTTTCTTGCCGCAATTGCTTCTTCTTTTGATCTAAACAATCCCAAATGTATTCTTTTCATATTATAAATTGTGGCTTCCCAAAAAATTCCTGATTTTTTTTCTCTTTTCTTAACTCCAGTTACCCCTGTTTTATTGTTATTACATATCTTTCTGTTTCGGGCGTTCAATGAATGTGTAGCTAGTCTAAGGTTTTCTATTCTGTTGTCCAAAGGATCACCATTAATGTGGTCAATTAGAATTTCAGTAGATATGGAACCGTGCACAAAAGCCCATGCTAAACGACTACTAAAATACTTCGTTCCATCAAATCTAATTTTTCTTCTTACACGTTTTCTGTCAGGCACCAGAAACCCTGCTACTGAACCCTTGGGTGCGCCGCTTTTTTGTTTTTTCCAAGTAAACACTCCTGTTTCTGGGTCATAATGCAAATACTTTTTCATTTCTTGCACAAGATTTTCATCTATGGGATTTGTCATTCTACTTCCCCCCAGTTATCTACCAAAGCCATGTCAACTTCAAATGGTACGTTAAGTTTCGGGATACAATTTTCCATGATATCAACTATCCTATCTGCCTGCTCCTTAGATTCGATGCTAAAGCAAAGCTCATCATGTACGGTTAACATAGGAAGCAGGCCCTCCTTATAACAGTCCACCATCGCTTTCTTTGTCTGGTCGGCACTCGAACCTTGGATCAGTTTGTTCAGCGCCTTGTATGTAAAGGCACGACGTATCATACCCTTGCCGCCATACTCCTTGGCAGCTTCCTCGAGCTTCATAGCTTTGTTATAGCCAAAAGACTTAGGCTCCCACATATCAAACCTGCACTTGCGACCAAGCCATGTTCGGATAGCACCGTTGGTAGCTGCTGTCCCGGCTGCTAGATCTGCAATACCTTTCACAAAAGGCACCCTCTCATGGTACTTTTCAAGCAATGTCTTGGCTTCATCTTCCTCGATGTCCATTACACCAGCCAGCTTCTTGCGCCCCATACCGTACATAATACCAAGGTTTACAGTCTTGGCCTCCTTACGGGTTATGTCGGCAAGATCTGCCACCATCTGGTGGAAGTCAGCGTTGCCCTCTTTATACATTTCAACTACAGTATCAATTTGAGGGTGACGATTTACTCCGGTCAGTTGAGCGCAGTAATGCGCTAACCATCGAGGCTCCTGAGAAGCGTAGTCAAAGCTTCCCCACTTTGTCCCTTCTTCTGGCAGGAACAGCCCACGGATCAATGACTTGATCTCTGGATCTCTCGCCGGGATTTGTTGTAGATTGGGGTTGCTTGAAGAAAATCGCCCGGTTACCGTGCCACCTTCATCAGAACGAAGAGGATTAAAGTCACAATGAATGCGCCCTTTACACGAATGTTCAAGGATTGTCTCAACAAAAGTAGTGTTTGCCTTGTTAAATTCACGCAATTTCACAATTTTCTGTGCAATTGGGTGCGTGTGGTTCACAAGAAATTGTTTTGTAAAGGAGGGAGCATTCGTATTCTTTGTCCTTTTATACGAGATGCCAAGAGAGTCGAACGCTCGTGCTATAGATGCAGCTTCCCAAGGGGAGACAGCGACCCCGGTCTCTTCCTTTATTTGTTTAAGTAAAATATCCTCTCGTTTCTTTAGATCTTTCTTGACTAATTCAGCTTTGTCTATGTCAACCCGAACGCCCTTTGTCTTCATGTCTAGCAGGCACGGCAGGAGACTGGACTCTAGCTCGAAGATGCTGCTGACTTCATCCTTGATAATCTCAGGACGCAGCCTGTCCCAAAGACGTAGGGTCACCGCAGCATCCTGTTCGGCGTAGCTGCCCACAAACTTTGACGGCAATCTCCACATCCCGCTTTTGGGATCTACATGATACATCGCAGCCGCAGCCTTGAGCATCTTCTCGTTCTTGTACTCCCCAAGGTATTCGCCCGTCAGAGAGTTTAGATTGTAGTACCTACGGTTCTCGTTAAGTATGGGAGCCGCTATCATGGTGTCGATTATCGGACCTTGGACCTCGATCCCTGCCCAGCGCATCCAACCAAGGTCATACATAGCGTTATGCATAACCTTTTCTATGTTGGGTGTTGCCATTTGTTTCTTGAGCCAGTTGACTACAGATTTCTCTGGTAAGTTGCCATCCTCATGGCGCACCGGATAGTAGCCAACGAAGTCACCAGCCGCCACAGCGTAGCCGATAACGTAGCCATCATCCCTACACCACCCCGGCCCTAACGTAGTTAGGTTCGGGTCTCTGGTTTCCAAGTCAATAGCTATCCGCTCACAGTTTGTAAGATCAGGGAACGAAGACGGCGGAGCCCACTCATCATCCCCGAACCCAAGCGCAGCTTCTTTTACATCTATGTCAAGAAGATTGATCTGGTTATCATTCATTTACTCGCTCCAAAGCGTCTACAGGGTTTTGTGTCCAAACAAATATAGGCGTTCCTTTGCCTACATAAGCACCTGATACGTTAAACGAAAAGTATTCCACCGCCTCCTCATGCGTCATGTCGTGTTCTTCTACAAGGATCTCGATACATTTGGCAGCGTCATACGCCAACACGTTATCATCCCCACATCTCTCAGCTATACCAAGTATAGCTCTATCAAATCCGTCAGCAATCATCGCAGTCATTTACAATTTCTCCTCCTAGTGCGGCATAACCTATGATATCTACCCATGAGTCATCCTTTGTTGAATCTTCGGCTAACCTAGCTAACTTCAACCCGATCATACAAGCGACCACCTGCTCTGGTGTTATGCACCTGCCTAAGATCACGCTCCATATGGTTGCTATACGTTCATGGTTAAACTTAGCTGGCCCATATTCCTTGGCCCTCGGACCGTTGATTAGCTCTTCAGCTTTATTAAGAAAGTCTTCGCGTGTTTTCATAGCGGGAATCCATAATGTGATTGTGATTCTATAAGGTGTAGTGATTTTCGAGCACGGGTCAAGCCGACGTAGAACGTCCGAACTTCGGAGTCCTGATCGAGGCTTTCAGCGCATGCTCTAGATGAATCTAATAATAGCGCGACGTTATCCGCCTCGCCACCTTTTGCTTTGTGAATCGTCGATATCTTGATCCTCGGGGTCCCCGTCAAAATAGACTCGCCCATACGACGTACTGATGTAATGTATATTCTCTCTGTCTCGCTCACCCGCAGCACTTCGTACCACGGTGTCTCCTTCGTTGCTAACAGGGAGCACTGGTTCTGAATGTCGGTTAGCCTGTAAGTTTGTTCGGGGTCTAAGTTTGCGAGGACTTTCTTGCCAGCCTTTGTAATTATGGTTGGCGTTAGTAAGGTGGACAGCTTCTTCAACTCTTGTGCAGACAGTTCCTGATCCTTGCATAGTTTTAACCATACCTCGATACCTGTTAATACATTTGGAGAGATGGACCAACCGGAACCTTCACGCCAGTACAGGAACCCTTGTTCTTTAAGGTCATTTGCGATTCTGTTGGCGATGTAATTGGTACGAGCAAGGATTAGCCACTCACCAGTTGTTATGTCCACATCCATGATATCACGATGCCAGACTATACTTCCAGTTTCTTTAGTGCTTGACCATGTTTTTTCTTGCCTCGTTTGCAGGCGTTTAACTAAATTATCTGCTTCTTTATGTATAGCTATGGGAAGACGATATGATTTGTTTAATACTATCTTGTTATCGCATGCCCCTAAGAAATCTCTTACGTTCACACCCATCCAAGAATAGATGCACTGATCGTCATCGCCAGCGTAGTATATGCGCTTGGCATTGGGTTTCATTACTTCATGCACCATACGCCACTGAAGCGGGACAAGATCCTGTGCTTCGTCCACAATCAAGACATCGAGTAGCGGACACTCGCCCTGCTCGATAAAGTTCTCGATCATATCTACAAAGTCTACCTTGCCTGTCTCTTTTTTATAATCACGAAACACCTCATCCACCAGCTTGAGTTGCTGGTAGTGCAGCCTACGATCAGCCACCTCGTTGAACTGTTGCTCGATGCTCACCCCTCGAACCCGTGCCATCTGAATTATGGAAAGGTACGCATCACCACTTTTGCCGGGTCTAAACAAAATACCTTCAGCCATCGTTGCAGATGAGTTGGATGTGAACTCAAGCCCCAGTAATTTACCTATCTTAGAATAGTCCTTACCGCTCAATACCTGCTTAACCTGTAGCCCCAACACCTGAAACGCAAAGCTATGTAGTGTGCGAAACCAGACCATCTGGGTTACATCCATGTTCAGCTTTGACGCTGCCCTCTCTCGAGCCTCTTCTGCCGCCTTACGACTGAACGAAACAAATGCTATTGACTCTGGCCTAGTGCCGCTGTCCAGTTCCTGTTGTACGATCTCAATCAACCGTGTTGTCTTACCCGTGCCCGGGGGTCCGAAGATAGTTGTTTCCATTTTAATCCGCCTTCTCAAAAAAGTGCGGCTCAGAAACATACCCCCGAAAATCTTCTTTATAGGGAAGCTGGTCGATACAATTGTCACAAGTATCGCCGAGCTCTAATAGCTTTATCTTGCCGTAATAAGTTTTCCAACGGTGACCACAGGTGTCACATAAAAAATAAGCTACATACATTAGAACGGCACCTCATCACCTTGGACCTCGATCCCCGGAACTTGGACCTCTTGGTTGAACGCAGGAACCCACCACACACGAAGAGGCTTACTATCCCCTTTTGTGGTCTTAAACCTTCTCTGACCATTAGCCGCCCCACCAGAGTTAAGCTCTTTTAAACGCTCTTGTATTTGCCCACGACTGTATGTCTCGAACTTGTTGTTCCGAAGAAACTTTATCAGTGCCTCTATCTTGAAGTACGTCATGCTGTCTTCGTCGGTGAATGGCTTACCAAGAGTAATCTCTTCCGCCGACTGAGCCTGCACCCTGCCGTCACAAAATCCTTCAAGTAGATCCATGAACTGACCCTTGTATGTTAGCTCTTCTGGAACCTCGATCTCGCTCATGTCTTCCATCATCATAGAAACTATCTGCTGCCAAGCATCCATCTTCATCAGGGGCGGCATCTTGCGGATCTGTTCCATGCAAGCTTTTTGAAATCTCTGCGGTGTCTGCAAGTCATCAGTCGTTAGCTCGACACGTTGCCCAGCTACATCACAAAACCACACGGGCGGCTCCGACTTAACAACACATAACCCCGACACATCCATGTTCGATACATGACTGCCAATACCAAACTTCTTTGTTTTGCAAAGTGTCTTGTTGCAAAAACTTTTAAGTGGCTCCTGATCACACGGGAATCCATACTCCTTCTTCTCATGCTGGCTCTGGATCGTTACGATCTCTGACGCTGGCAGGGAAGGAGTGCAATACTTACTGTTAATTTCTTCGAGTCTGGCTTTCCAGTTGTCGGGCTGCTCTTTCTTACAGCCCACGGCTGCTGCAAACATAACTGTGTTGCGTGTGCCTTCGGGAATCCCCTGTCCGAACATACATGCCAGACAGGGGGCCCAATCCTTAAACTCGTCAACCTGTTTACCAAATGTCAAACCAACAAATCCATCTGGTGATACAGACCTCGCGTCAACAAGGTCAAGGAATTCTTCTAACGACGCTGGCTCTCCGTCTTCCTTAATCGCGTAGCGGAGAGTTTGTTTCTCATCAAAGTACGGCAGGTTAATAAAGTTCCCCACATCACCACGCTCGACAAGAATCTGTTCTTGCTTTGGGAAAATTTCACAGCCGCCGTAACCAAGTACGGCAGAAATCTCTGAAGCTTTATCACGGAACTCTCCTGCATTTATGTAGTCTTGGAAGAAAAAGAATATATGTGCACCACCAGACTTTGAACGGCACACCACACAAGGAACCTTCATCTTACGAAGCTTCTTGTCCAGTGCCACCAGATCCAGTGGATACTGATCGATGTCTAGCGCACCGAACTTACAGTTGTTGTCTTCGTTGATCGGGATAGAGCCTACACCGTGAGAACCATTTATGTGTCCTTCGATAAGTTCTATCGTCAACGGCTTGCGAACAATGAACGACTTGGCTTTTTGTTTGCCAGCCCTTCTCTCATTCGATATCTGTGTCTGTCCATGCGCCGCGCTGAATCCTTCAAACGCAGCCATGAACCTTTTTAAATAGGTCATGGTTTGTCCTCAGTTGGTTTGGGATGCCGTCCAGACTGAACATATAAACGACACCCCAAGAGGTTTAAAACGGTACGTCTGCTCCTTCGGGTTCGCTCCGTTTATCTTCACCAGTACCTGTTTTAATATCACCAGCCCTGAATGAGTTGTACAGATCACGAGCCTCGACGATCGCAGCTTGGGGTACATCGCTCATCTCTAACTGAGAGACTGAGTAATTGAACCACGAACCTTTGTCGTTGCTCTCCTGTACAGATGTCAGCTTCCACGGCACAGCCCACATCGGTGGGTTGAACAAGCCCTTCTCTGGGTGCATAATCTTTAGCCCCGCACGACGAGTGTTCCACTGCTTTGCAACTTTCATCTGTGTCTTCTTCATGTCACAAATCATTTGCGTTGTGGCACCGTTACTATCGACACCTAAGACCAAGAACTGCGCGGATCGAACAAGCTCGTTACCTGAAGGTAACATCTCAGCCGAACCATTCCTTTCAGTCTTGCGGATGTCAGGGTCACCTGCATCTAGCTCACCCATGAACCCGCCGCCAGACTCTCGAAGCTGGAACTCTAGGAACTTGGTAGTGTATGCACACATCAACACTGTAAGGCCACTGTCAGCTTCCCAGAACTGACCAGTTACTGTGTTGAAAATATCTCCTGCCGACGCACCCTTTATAAACTTAGAGTCTGTCTTCAAAAGTTGTGGTGACAGCGGCTGTAGAATCCGTAGAAACGGAATCTGCATATCGTCTGCACCAATTGTCTCCATGCCCTGACCTGCGCTTGCGTACAGATCGTCCATGATATTTGCCACTGCTGTGGTCTTTGCTTCTGCTACTGCTGTATCAGCCATCTCTAACTCCTCGATATCTTGGCTTCGGTTCCGACAAAAACACCGAAGGTGTCAAAGTCGATATCTTTTCCTGATTCAATACGCCCCTTCACCCAAGCCTTCAAAGTCTGCGGGTGCACATGCGTCTTCTGGGCTGGATCCAAACCCTGCTCCTCGAGATCCGCGACTACGGATCCGGCAACATTGTCTTGTCCAGCTTTGAATGAAACAGTTACATCATGTTTAATTAGGTCTCCCTCACCAATGGAACGTAGCCACTGGAAAGCTTCGTCACGTTTGTCTTCTGCTATTCGAGCGTGAACAAACTGACGTAAGGCAACCTTATTACCGTCCACGGTAATACTGTCCATGCCCATCTCTTGCATAAGAGCGGGAATGTCTTCTTCGTTTACTTTTCTTTTTTTGAATTTAAGATCCTTCAGATACTGCTCTGTTGAAGCAATCTCTTCATCGATCTTCATAGACTGGCGGATAAGAGTAGACAGCGCACTGCCCTTCTCTCCGCTTACACCGTCGAACTTACCGGCATCGACTTCCTCATTCATTAGCGAGAATATATCGCCCATCTTCCTACTCCTTCGTTAAAGTTTAACCCCTTCGGGTTGGATGAAGGTGATACGACGTACCACCTTCAGTTGTCAAGCAGCTTCTTTTGCGGCCACCTTAATTAGATGTGCCAGTTGCTTGCTAACACTTCTGTCTTCTGTTTCTGCCATATGTTTTAAAGATTCATAAACAGTTTTTTCAATGGCTACTGATCTCCATACTGTACTAGATTTAGGTTTAGTCATGGTATGCTCCTTCCTACTATGTTATTATATAAAACGCATACACCGTCAACTGTCTTTTATAACTTCATCAAGTGTCTTAGGTATTACACCATTGAACCTGCGGTTCGCGGCATGTTGTTCCGAATCTTTGGGAGGCGATTTCCTTGAGAATTGATGCGGGTATTTATGTACCTCACCTGTTTCAAGATCCACATAAACCAGTTGCACCCCTAGCTGCCTTTGAAGATCGGTCAAGGTTCTGGAAATAATAGTACCTTTCTTTCTCCTCGACACGGTCTTGACATCAAAGTAATGCCACTCACCCGACTTATCTAATACAACCAAATCAACAGGGCCTTGCTCCATTACCTGAAAGTAAACGTGACAGCCCCTCGATATAAAATAACTAGCAGCAATCAACTCTGATCTCTTGCCTACAGCTATGTTCGTATCAGGGCCATCACCCACTTTTTTTGTACGCCTAACCACTACCCGCCCCTCTTCGGGGATAACTCGAGCCACTGCCGCGCTTCTTCGCCCAGTGTCTTGGCAGATAGATCAATCTTTGCTCGAAGGGATTGAACGATGTGCTCATCGACCGTGCCCTTAGACACAAAGTCCACATAAGTGACGCTGCTCTCTTGCCCGATACGATGACATCGATCCTCCGACTGTACCCGGGTCTCGAGGTTGAAGTCGTTTGCGTAGTAAATCACGTTGGTTGCTGCGGTCAGCGTCAGGCCATAGCCTGCGGTCTGAGGGTTAGCCACGAAGAACCTCGCATCTCCAAACTGAAAATCCTGAATCGCTTTCTGCCTGTCATCATCAGATGTGTCCCCGAAATAACTGACAGTGGAGCTCGAACCGTGAACCTTGGACAGCGCAGCTTCGATGTTTCGTATGTCGTACCTGAACCTCGACCATATGATTACCTTGCCAGACATCTCCTCGATGGTCTCCATCAACGCAGTGATGCGGTTGGTTTTGAATTCCACCAGTTCCTTGTCATCACTCATCACATGACCACACAACACCTGTTGTAACCGGAGCAGTTGCGTCATAACCGAAGGTGCAGTTACCATCTCACCATCCTCCAGCAAAGCAATAGCTGCGTTCTTCAGTGACATGTAATGCTTGATCTGTTCGTCGGTCAGGCTGACATGACGTATGGTGTACACCTTTGCCGGAAGATCAAGTGCCTCTTCCTTGGTCACACGATACGAGAAACTATCCAGTTTGGTAGACAACTCCTCAAGGTTTCTGTATCCCACAATTTGTTGAAAACTGTGACTGCCCATCCGTTGAGTTCTGACGATGGCGTACCTTCCTTGGAATGAATAGTAGGAGTCATGCCCCAAGAGTCCGGTGTCCATGAAGGCGCACTGCGAGTAAAGATCCATTGGTGATTTCGTAACGGGTGATCCAGTGAGTATACGGCGAAACGATGCACTCTTACCAATTGCAACCAGAGCCTTAGTCCTCTTGGCCTTTGGGTTTTTAATAGTCGTTGACTCATCAACCGCAAGTAGAAACGACGATCCGCGAACGAACATCTCCATGTATTTTCGTACCTTGGTTGTCGCAAAACCTTCGACGTTGATGAGAAGGATGCGGAGCTTCTTACGCTCCTTAACACCTTCCTCGAGGTTCTTTTGTTGATCCTTGTTTGGGTTCGGATTCCAAACATATACCTCGTGCTCAATGTCCTCTCGTAAATGAGCAGGTATTTCAGATATCTGCCAGTTGCGATACACACCTTTGGGTGCAACGATGATCGCTGTGTCGATCTTCTTTTGCTCGTATAGCCACGCCATGTTGTCGATAAGAACTTTTGATTTTCCACACCCCATCTCCATGAAATAGCCGTAGTTTACTTTGTCGTATGAACGCTCGAGCGCAACACGCTGATGCTCATACGGTTTGGTTTTGTATTTAAACTTCATAGTCTCCTCCAAGATCACGGTGTAAGTAAAGCCCCTACCATACACCGTAGTTACTGTTGATCGTCCGGCTCTTCGAGACCACCGGATAACAGAGAATGTTTTGCAGTCTCGAGATACCACACAATGTCTGGGATATCTTCAACAGTGGTCATCATTTTTATGGAACCATCCTTGCCAGTGCCCACAATAACAACATCTGAGAGCATGCGACCTGCGACCTCACACACCATAGGCACGGGATCAACCATGTATTTTATCCTATCGTTCAAATAAACGATATTATCTTTATCATCAGTCATCGGAGCCATCCTTCTCATAAACTGCATCATTTATAATACGAGCCGTGTTTCTCATGTCAATGTACGCCTCAAGCCGCTTTCTGGTTTTCTCCGATTCACGATACAAACCCGCAGCCATTTGCTCTGTAAGCTCCTCATCGAGGATACGAATGATCCGGTTCATCCCTGCAAAATTCTTTTCCATGCTGCTCTCACTCTTTCTTCTTCATCATCATCCTTAGACCACAGGGCTGTTCGTTTCAACATGAATTCTTCGATACAAGACACGGCATCCTGCCATGACATCTTTTCTGGAACGGCGCAAAGATCTTCTTCGCTTGGCATCAATTTAGTTTCCATCATCGGAGCCTCCTTCGGGTCTCTTTGAATTATTTCTAGCTTGCATAAAGGACACTTTAATAATTGTGT